AATGCTTGTGACGCATGCATAGTTGCAAAAAAAGAGCCTAAGTATAATGTACACATTCCTGTAGCAGAAGAACTTTATTTTTCTGTACGAGATTATGGCACAGGACTACATCCTGACAGTATAGTAGGATTATTTAGTACTTTAGGCTCTTCTACTAAAAGAAACTCTAATGAGCTGAATGGAACTTTTGGTATTGGACGTATGGCTGGTCTGGCAGTGGCTAGTGGGTTTTCTGTTGATTCTTACTATGAAGGTGTAATGTATTCTTATGCTATCAGTGTACAAAATGGTGTACCTGTTACAATATCTTTAGGAGAACAAAAAACTACAGAACCTAACGGATTAAAATTATTAGTAGCTGTAGATATTGAAGATGTACACCACTACCAAATAAAAGCCCAGAATCTGTATAAGTATTTTGACCATAAGCCTATTCTTAATATAGACTTAAACATAGAACTAGATACTACAGAGCATATTTCTGATGAATGGTTTATTAAAACTAACTGTAAAGTATACGAAACTGCAAATTATGTAGTTATGTCTCAAATTGCTTACGCTATACCAGAAGACTCAAAAATAAAAAACTGTGGCTTTAGAAATTTAATTATCAAGGCTCCTGCAGGAGCTGTTTCTTTCAATCCCGGAAGAGAGTCATTATCTTTAACTAAAGAAACTATTTTGTATATAAATAATAGATTTTTAGAGATTAAAGAAGAGTATATACATTTAGCTATAATGAGTATTTCTGAAGGTACTAATGACAAAGAAGTAAATAAAATAGCTAATAAGGTAATAGCGAATGCCCCAGATGAGATACGCGATCTAATAGACCCAAAAGCATTCTACTCAAAGTACTTAACTTCAATGATTTTTTCATCACATAGTCATAGTGCGCGTCAAACCAAAGAATTTGCTATACTTACCAATAACAAAATAAACTTAGCACAAAAATACAACTATAGAAAAAATATAGTTAGTTTATACGAAAATACTTCTTTAAGGGTTAGAGATTTACTAAATACTAGTCATGTAGTAATAGATTTAAAGACTAAATTTAAAACAGTCCTAAGTAAAGAATATGAAAACAAAACTGCTGTAGTTTGGTCTAGACAGGATGGAGTAGAAATTGAAGATTTTCTAAAAGAAGTAGAAAAAGTTACCAAAGCTATGGGTATTACTTACGTACTAGCTTCAAAACTAGTGGAAAAATATTCTACTTCAGAGCTCTTAGGTAATAACAACATAAACACCTCCAGAGAAGGTCTTTACGCTAGTGATATAAACAAGCATACCCATACTTTTGGTAAAAGCACAAAAATAAGTGAAAATACTGCTCAAGCTCACACATATTTATACGTAAAATTAAAAAACACAACAGTTACGATAAATCACCCTACTTTAAATTTGTCTGATTTTATAGATGTTTATGAATTATTAAAAAAAATAAGAATAATGCCAGTTATTAAAGGTGTACCAAAAAAATACCAACACATTGCAGATAGTTTAGATAACTGGGTAGATCTTGAGCAATTTATACTTGATAGAGTTAAGGAATCTAAATTTAAAATTCCTCTAGAAGTTAAAATCCCTAGCTTTAGTAAAGAGAGGATATCTTATGATTCTTTATCTTTATACCCTAAAGTAATACAGGATTACTATAGTGAAATCACTAGTTATAAAAAGTTTAATACTACTAAAGATTTTATACCAGATATATCTCGTAGAAACCTGCTTAAAAGTATGGGAGCTGCTTTTTATTCTTATACTCCTACAAAAGACGTAGACTTAGATGTAATAGAGCGAGACTTTTCTTATACTATAAGACTATTGACCCTATCCTATTTTCCAGTAGATTTACCACAATATTTTGTAGCAGGTATATCTGCTTTAGAGGAAAAAAATGCACTACGTACAACTAGCTAACAATATAACCATATTAAGTACATCTAAAGGTTCTTTTACTATAAATAAGTATACTTTAAATTTTAACAAAATTATGGAACTCTTAAAAATTAATACTGCCGAAGATGTAATACTTCCTTTACTGGAAAAACCTGACACTTCTAACGGAGTATACTTTGTATATCTTGATCCTATGTCAAATAATATTTACACAAATCACAAGAAAGGGGATAATGGTAACCAAGATGTACGTATTCTAGGACAAAGTAGTATTCCTGTAAAGTTTAATCCTGAAGAATATACTTTTTTAGGAGTATATACTTCTACTAAAAGTATTTACGAAGATTGGCCTGAATACACAATATAAGGAAAATACTATGTATAAAGCTTTTTTGACAAATAAAGATAAATTATTAGTAGTGCATAAAAAACAATACACAAGAATGTTCTATTTAGACAACCAAGAAATTTCAATGAGTGTGCCTGATAGGTGCTATGACGGAAAGTTTTTTGCTTTAAGAGTATCTCTAATAGGTTCTTTTAATTCAGTAAAAGATATAGAAAATATGTACCCCGAACACATACTATAAGGAAAAATATTATGCAAAAAGATTATTTTTCATATAATGAAGGTAAAGATATTACAAATGGGGCATTTAGAATAAGTGCTTCACAAGTTAGTAGGTTTTTTGATAACACATCTCAGTGGTACCACGAAAATCTATTAGGAGAAAAAGGATTTACAGGCAACACTGCAACAAACCTTGGTACTATAGTACACGCAGGTATTGAAATGTTTGTTACAGAAGGAGAAGTTAAATGGGATATACTACAAGCGTATATCAATTCAATCAACCACCCCGAAGTAGACAATACCTTTATAAATAGTCAATATGAATCCATGATACACGCAGCGCTACCTTACGTAGAAGCCAATATGCCTGATGTAGTAGAAGAGTTCATCTTTCATGAGATACTTCCTGGAGTAGGAGCAGGAGGCTCTCTTGACGCTAGATACTACAAAGGAAGAATAAAAGACTGGAAAACAACTAGTGCTAAAAGTCCTCCTACTAAGTTTTCTCGTTCTTATTGGTTTCAGCAAATGGTTTACGCTTGGGTTCTTAAACAAAAAGGTATTACTATAGACTACCTAGATCTTGTATTTATTACTACAAGTGAGACGGGAAGAATAAGTGAAAAAACAGGTAAGCCTTTAAAAAACTACCCTTCAACGTGTACCGTAGTAACAGAACAAGTTACACAAAGTGGGCTAGACCTGATAGAATCTTGTCTAAAACTAATAGCAGAGTCTGTAACTGCATGGAAAGATAATCCCCAATTGCGCCATTTATTAGCGCAAGATATGAGATTAAAAGTAAAACCAAAACCAGTAACGTTTAATAAGACTTAATTATGAAAAAAACTATAATTCATGTAAATCAGCATGTAATTAAACATAATCGTAAACATAATTTTACTAATCCTGTTATAACTTGTAAAAGTTACAACTCTAACGATTACGCTAGTTCGGTAGAAATACTAGATTCTAGCGGAAAAGTAGCAGCTAAAGTAATTTACAGTCCAGATAAGCCACTTTCTTGTGGTGCCCATGTATGGATTGAAACTACTAATAATATAAACACAATAACCAAGGAGCAAAAATGTCAGTAAAAATTTTAATATCTGCAGAAGCAAACGGAGGCAAAACTACTCTAACCAAAGACCTAGCAAACTCTCTGGTAGTAAGTCATGATGGTAAAAAATACCCATTTCCTGTACCTCATGTACTAGTTCCTGCATTTGATAGTATTCAAGAACTAATCGATCTAACTATAGAAAAAATAGAAACTTTTAACCAAAAATTTGAAAAATACCCAGATACCGTAGTATTTGATTCTGTTTCTAAAATTTTTGATACTATTCACACTAACTGTAATGAAAAGTATAAAGGTTTTGTTATCTACAGTGAACTAGATAAAGAAATAACTAAATTTACTTCTTTTATAGAAGAATCTCTAGTAGCCAGCAGTATGAACGTAGTACTAATCTCTCACGCGTTGTATGATTCTGAAACAGCTAAGTATAACTTAGTAGGTAAAGGTAGTTTTGCAAAAAGAGGGGGATTTTTAGCAGAAGTAGACGAAGGTATATTTATCGAGCTTAAAAGCAATAAGCGAGTAATACACTTTAAATCTACAAAACTTCCAGCTCGTTCACTGCTAGAAGATCTACCTGATAGTATGCCTATTGATGATTTTAATCTTCAAGAGCATATTAACAAATTATCAGGAAACGCAAGTAATGTTGGTAATTACCAACTATAAACCTATTGGTGCATACTCTATGTGCCTTTAAATCAATTTTTATTCAATATTAGGAAACATTATAATGAAATTTTCAGTATCAAAAAGTCAAGACGCTATTAAAGATGGTGGCAATGGTCTAATTAACAAGTCAGCTATTTATGACTGCGTAATTAACTACGTACAAGTAGCAGAAACAAAAAATAAAGCTCATCAGCTTAATTTTAATGTATCTAGTGGTGGTATGGACCAAACAATTTACGGGCCTATCCTAGTTAACAAAGATGGTAATATAAACACTATTACTCAAAATTTACTTAACCGTTTATGTATCCTTGCAGGTATGGATGATGGTCAAGTGCTTGAAACAGAAAGCGCAGAATTTCCTGTAGGAAAAGATAAAAAACTAATGGAGATGGAAATTATTCCAGAGCTGTCAGACCTTTCTATCAAAATGCGTGTTCAGATGGAATACTCTCTTTGGGATAACAATATCCAAGAACGTAAGTCTATTAAAGCATTTTATCGAGAGGATGGTGCCACAGCAGCAGAAGCAGAGTCAGGAGAAGATATCGGTAAACGTTTGGCTTTAGACGAAGAAAAGTATGCGTCTAACGTTACCTACAAAGATGGGTTAACAGAAGAAGATATTAAAACTTGGATTAGTTCTAAGTCTTCTGGTGGAAATTCAACTCCAAGTACCGCAGCAGCTCCAAAAACTACCGCAAAACGACCATTATTTGGTAAGCAATAGTTAATTTAAACTTTTAGCTAGGTGCTTGTAATATATTTACAACGTACCCTAGCTAATTAAATAAGAGCCTAATACTAATATATGAAAATAACCGATAATGTTATGGCTGCTTTATGCAAAGAATTTCTTTTAGACGTACCTAAAATAGTCAATGCAATAAAAAGCCGATACCCAACATACTGTGCACGACCCGGAAGGGTAATAAAAAGAATTGAAAAGCTAAGACAAAAAGGAGTTTTACCTTTAGATTCTGGTAATTTAGTAAGCATAGGCGAAGTACTTAAAGGTTCCTCTACTCTGTATGATGAAGAAGGCAATGTAAAGTTGCAGTGGGTTAAAACACACGTAGAAAAAGAAGTTATGATGAACACCATCAAAGAACTTGTTGAAATGTACGTGGAACAATTACCTAAATTCAAAAAAACAGATTTTTTGCAAACTATTTCTTCCGAAGATCTACTTGCGATCTACCCTTTAGGGGATCCCCATGTAGGTATGGGAGCATACAGAGACGAGTCAGGAGATGATTGGGACCTAGTGGCTGCTCAAGAAGTATTCTGTGGAGTGTTTGACAGGCTAGTTAAAACAACCCCTCACTGTAAAGA